GCGCTGTGAATCTCGGTAGAATTCAAGAAAGCCCGACCTCATACCGTCAACGATGTTTCCGCTTTTCTTGCCGAGATCGATTATAGCTTTTAACTGCTGGTCCGCCGCCCACCGTGCGGCATATACGATATCTCCGCCATCGGCAACATACTTTTTCTTCTCGGCCTCGATCATTCCCATGCGGAGATTAAACGCCGTTTCCTCCATGCCGATGATGTCCTGGACAAGATTGTAGTTGATCGACGCTATGCGCTTCGCGTTCTCTGTTTCATTGGCAAGGCGAGCCTTCGCAGCATTTGCCGTTACAGCGGTTTTCGCCTTCTCGTACTGCTCCCATGTGATAGTCTCTTCCTGTAACATGACGTTGAGTTTCCAGAGCTTGTCCAATTCCTGTCGCTCTATCTGCGCTATCTGTCGCTCGTTTTCGGTAAGGGCAAAATCTGTCTCGTTGGTAAGGAGCTTCTCATATTCCTTTGTGGCGGTTTCCCTGTGCTTCGCTATGGCCATATTTGCGTCCTGCTGAATCTTCAATATCTTGTCGGCCTCGCTCTTTGCTGCCTTGACTTTTGCATCCGGGTCTTTTACCACTTCATTCTTTCTTGCCAAATCTGTCTTCATTGCTTCCAAGGCAAGCTCATTCGCTGTTTTCTGTGACGGTACTCCCGCGCCGTATATGCTCTTCTTTGTCGCCTCTGCGGCCTCGTCGTAAATAGCGAATGTCTCTTTCATGTTTGCCCTGAGTTTCGCAACCTCTTCGGGCGAACCGAACATAAATGTCTTGATGTTTCGGAAATAATAGACAACCTTATCCACGCTGGCAGCCACATCGACAACGGCCAGCTTAAACCCGATAGCGAACATACCGGCATATGGGACGCCCTGACGGATCAGGTTCAACAGGTCGGTAAATGCGGGCATGAGAGCCTGGCCGATAATGGCCTTAGTCTCAAACATGGTATTGTGGTATCTGTTGATGGCAGCCTGCCCTGATTGCGCCGCCTCAATAGCAGCCTGACCGTATGTCTTGTGGAGCTGTTCGGCTAACTTCGGCAGCAGGTCAGTTGCCATGACCTTCCCGGCCTCAATCTGCTTGATGAGCTCCATCGTGGTCATTCCCATACCTTCAGCGGCCAGCCTGATTGCGCCGGGGAGCCGCTCGCCCATCTGCCGTCTGAGCTCCTCCATCGATACCTTCCCTTTGGAGATCATCTGCGTCATGGCCATGTAGATAAGATTTGCGTCCATTGTAGAGAGCTTCAGGGCGGTTATGGCCTCGGATACTCCCGTAAATATCTTCCGTGTCGCCTCGCCCTCGATGGATGTGTTCTTCGCGGCGGCGGCAAATTTCACATATTCAACCGTGGCATCGCTGAATACAAGACCGAGCCGTTCCGACTCCTCGCGGAGATATTGTACTTCTCTTGCGGCAAGGGTCGTGTTGTCAGTGACGGCGTTCATGGATATGTTTATGCGTTCCATCTGCAATGCGGCATTTATCATTTCCCCGCCCATCTGAAATGCCTTGAACGCGAGATATGCAGAAGCGGCAAGTTCCGCCCAATGGCTTTTTAATTTGTCGATCATGGACACGTGCTCGCCATATTGCTTCTTGTTGATTTCTTCGATACGTGCGTTCTTCTCTCTTTCCGCCCTGAGTATGTCGTTTGCGGAGGACTTCGCGCTGTTAGCAATCTGGTTATAGGCATTCGTGATGTTCTGACGCATGGCTTCATACATCTTGTCGGATGAGCTGCCGATAGTACGCCAATTCTTTTCAATGTCGAGTACGGTTACCTTCGCACCGGAGAGGATTTCTTTCTGCTTCTTGGTATACGATGAAGAGTCTAAATCAATTTCCGCGAATATCGTTCCGATGCTGCGGCCCTTATTTCCCATTAGTTAGCCTCGCAAAAGTCAGCAAGTTTAGCCCTCAATGTTCCTATTTTCTTCAATTCCTTGCTCCATATGACGAGAGTGCTGTATCCAAAGGTTCCGAACAAGCCATTATCCGTTCTCCAATATTTTACGGACCTCATCTTTGCTCGCATTCAGAGCAGGGCGCATAAAAGCCTTGCCTGCGTGTTCGACGATGGAGGCATAATACACAAGGTAATTACCTGCATATATCCTGATATTTTTATTCTCCATGATGGCCGTTCCTTTATCCTTCTTTTCTACCACCCTGATCGTTTTCTTCAACGCCCCCGCATCCCTCGCCGTCCACGGCTGCCCTGCATACGGACCTTTCTTGTAGATAGGCCGTGACACCGTGCCGACAGGACATTTTGCCCGCGCTTTGGCGGCTATCACTTCAGCGGCCTTCCTGAGCCTGTCCATCGCGGCGTTTGCAAACTCGCCGTCATACTTCTCAGGATTCCAGTTTGATACCCTCATTGTTCATTCCCCTCTTTCAGAAAGTGGTAGAACGCCATTCTGACTTTGTGCAGACAGTCAACCTTGTCCTTCACGCCGTATATCCTCATTACGCTTTCGATTGCCGGTATGCTTATGTCCACGATAACACCCTCCATACCTCTCGTGATGACCTGCCCCCGTGTAGCCATGTAAACCTGTGCAGCATCCTCGTTCTCAGGATATAATTCTGTCCTGCATGTGTTACAGGGGGGTTGTTCTGGAGGATTCCGTGCCGCATATATCTCCTTACATCCTTCACAGGTGGGTTGATAGTCATCTACCCATTCAACCCACTCTATCAGTTTTTTCCTTCGTCCTCTTTTGCCTTCACGCCGGAGCTTGCCAGCATTCGGAGACATTGCGCAATGAACCTGTCGAACATGGGGATTGACAGGAGCTTAAGCTTGTTCTCGCGGGTACAGGCGATCTCCTTGCCCTTCGCATCATACAGACCTTCAAAATCGACAATGACGTAATCCCATACATCATCTCTTTCCTTTTTCTGCTGGTCGGCAGGAAGGTCGTCAAAGTACCCTACCCGTTCCATTGCGCGGGTCTGCGGATTCAGGGCAAACTCATATTTCCTTTTCCTGTCCTTCTGTAACTGCTCCATAATGGGGGTCATGCTGCGGATACACACACGCCCCGAATCAGGTTTAGGCTCGTCGTAAACAACCTCTCCCTTCTCGTTGATACGGGACTCAAAGAAGGGAAACCATTCGCCCTCGTTAAGACGTTCAAGATCAAAGATCATATAACCCCCTTTCCCTTACGTTCCCAGCCCGACCTGTTCCATTGCGGCGCCGCTGATCTTGCCCTCGAAGGATACCGTACCGAGGCCACTGCGGGAGAAACTTACCGCCTTACCTTTGGTCGTGATGATGCTGCCACCCGAGCCGACTCTCCAGAACGTTGACGTGTTGGCATACAGATAGAGGTCTGTCGATGCCGTACCGGCCGCACAAAGAGCATCTATCGCCGCCTGTCCCGTTGCGTCTGAGGGGTCATAATTGCCGCTGAAACTGAGCGTGCCAGGATCACCGAGATCATCAGGGATAAAGGTCTTGATCGTCGTACCGAAGGCCGATGTCTCAAGTGTCCCCATGACAAACCCGCTGATCGCCCATTCCTTGATATTGGCAATCGTTACCGATCCCAACATTACCTTTCCGTTTTTGCCGCTTAATGGTGTTCCCATTTGTGTTACCTCCTTGCTTTTATTTCATGCTGCCGAAGTCTCGAACCTCGGTTTATCCACAAACACCGTTGAATCTACCTTCTCGAATTTGTTTTGATACCTGTCGTAGAGCCATTTGTAGCGCCGCTTGAAATCATCATCGGGGAACCATCCGAAGCTACGCATACAGTAATGCTCTGCGAAGGCATCAATGATCCAAGCTGTCCCGCCCATTTCCCATGTCTGCAACACGCACAATGTACCGTAGAGATCAAAACCGTCCAGCGCCTCATCGAAGCGAAACCCTTTTTTCATGTTGATGATAATGACGCACTCATCGAAGCAACAAGCCTCCTGGGGGAACTCATGTATGCTGGATGTATTGATAACATCCACAATCCTCATATCGTGGAGTTTTCCGCACATGCGGCCCTGCATGTCTTTTCCGATGATGCCCGCACATACCCAGCTATCGGGAAGTTTCGCTATCTGTGCCTTCATCTTTTGCAGCCAGCCGTTACGGAAATACATATCATGATGAGCCAATACCGCCACGTCAGCGCCTTCCTTCTCGATCTCATTCAGTAGGGCGTTTAAGCCCTTTGTCGCCGATTCGGGCTTCATGAAATAGTGAAGCTCACCGGGTAGGTCTGACTTGCAAAAGACCGTGTTAAGCCGGTATGCATCATTACTGATAACCCCGAAGGACACCTTCAGATCCTTTGGCGGTTTATAATCCCGTGGCGTGATAAACCTATGGTCTATATCTGCAAAGATGGCCTTCAGTCGCAACGGTTGCCATTGATACAGCGTATCTATCGATATTGTACCTGTATCAACGTCATAAACGCCCATATCTCCGAAGGCGTGAAGGTCGCAGCAGACGAGGTTGACCGATGTACAGCCCATGTATTGAGCGATCCTTATGGCGGTCACAAGGCTAATATCGTTGTGTTCCATGCCGAGATCTCGCCAGTCAAAGACATAACGAGGCTCATAATCAGGGAAACAGAAAAGGGATTCACGGTTATGGACAAGCAGGGTTGCTCTTTCCGGCTTTGTCATGTACTGGCAGCCGTCACAATCCGGTGAATAATCGCACTCAGGGGAATCAGCGGGAAAGTATTTACGCCGCCTTCCTCCATCCTTCTGCATTGAATAGGTCGGATTCGACAGGTCAAGGGATTCGATCTTGATGATCGATTCATTTATGGCAATGACCGGGCCTTCCCCTATATCCTCTTTTATGAGATAGGCAAGGGAGGGGCCTTTGCCGATGATCCATGCTGTCTGTCCTGCGTGTCTATCCTTCAATCTCTGCATTTTCTGCCCTTTCTTCTGCTGTCGAATCCCAGTCTAAGGCCGCCTGCGCTGCTTCATCTGGGGTGCGTTTCCCTTGCGTACAGAACATCCTTTCATCGTTGTCATCGCCCATTGTCGGCTCAATTTCAACCCATCGGAATGCTATCCACTCTGACCGCGTTATCTCTGACAATCCTTTTTCCATGTTCTCCTTTCTATGACTCCTGAGTCATAACTTCAAAGTCTACCGCCCAGTGTCTCAGTGTCCCCGTACCTTCCGGGGTCGTTATCTCATCAACCATCGTTACAAGGTTTTGCCATGCCATCAATACAAGGTTGTTGCTGGTAATCGTCAGCGAGCATTCGTCGAACAGGGCTATCAGGTCGGCGTACATGGTCGTTATCTCTGTCGCCCCTTTGGACGTGCTGAACAGGGAAAACTGAATAAGAACATCCTTGCCCTTCTTAGCAAACACATTATCAGGGTTGCCGGATATCACCTGAAACACCACATACGGGAACTCGCAGCCTGCCGGAGCTTCGTCAAGATAGATACGCCCGCCCACATCGGAGGAAAGGGCCGAACCACTTGTTTTTCCGAAGATAGCTGCAAGGAGATTTTTCAAGCCGCCTCCTTAACCATGATATCAAGGTATCTCTGCAATCCTTCCCATCTTTCCATAGGTGGTCCTATGATGTTCATATACTTGTCGCCTTCCTTAATCCGCCATGAACTTTTAACATCGCTCCTATATCGAATCCTGAAACTATGAACTGCTGTTCCTGTTTCGGCCATAGCCTGAATTGCCTCGTCACTTCTCATAGTAACTTTGCGCGCCCATACAGTAGCGGCAGAAGTCCATGACACAGTGAATCCTCCCATACCATCGGGCACCTTCGTCTGATACTGCAAAGTGATTGTCTTGTT